CTTTGGTTTCGCCTCGTTGAGCATACAGTCGGTTGCGATTTTCGATGAATGTTTCTTTTCTTGCCTGATTTTTAGCAGCAGGCTTGCTATTAATTTTATTGGTCATTGTATTGGATACCACATGACCATATGGGACTGTACATCGTGGGGTAACTAATAGGGCCTCCGTGCAGTCTCTTGGCATTCTGGTTAGCACTAAAGTAATAGTTTTGGGGCATCACACCCCACGACCCAATTCGTGGTAGTAAAGGAGACCACGCGCTCCTGATTGATTATAAGGGCAGGGTAACGTAACGGTATTCCCTGGACGATTCACAACTGATATCCAGATTGTCATAAAATCCTTCAATCGCAAGTTGTTCCTCGGGGGAAATGCCAAACGCTAACCAAAAAGAGTACCTAGTATCATCCGTGACAGTGGAGGTCTTGCGCTCCAACTTCACTCCATACCTTCCAATGTAATCACCCTGACCGGTGTGTTTCAACGGGCTAGCTCCATTGGCTGCCCTAACGTACATGGAATAGAATGATTGCAGTATAGGTACACCGCCAGTCTTATGTAAGCCACCCAAACCAACAGCTGCCAACCACCTCGCAGTGGTTGTTCTATTGGACAACGGTACAAGAGAAACCGCATCTTTAGGGATGGATTTTCTAGGGTTTCTTACCATAAGATATTCGCCACCAACGTTGATTGGCTGGCACTGACAGAACTCTATCTTTTCAAACTCATATACCGGATCTTCGAATATCATAGTGAATCCCATATCTAAAAACCACTGACCAGCAGTGGCAATAAACCGGCGATAATCACGACGCTCGACAATCAAAACGCAGTCATCTCCATCATTAACTAGACGTCCTGAAATACTCAAGTCTCGAAGAAGCGCATGCACCATGCTGCATGCAATTAGAACATTCCCAAGAGATGTATTAACATCCCCGGACATTCTGGAAGTGGTAACATAGGATACCACCCCATTCGGTAAATTCGCATAACACTTGTTCACTATTTGCCATTTTAGCATCTCACCCAACTTCCGAGAAGTGGGGTAAAAGGTTTTGTAGATGTCATGTTCGAAGTTCAACGCTTCCTTATGAACATGAGCATCAAATCGCGTCGCGTCGAATCCAATGGCTACAGGTTCATTGAAGTGATCCCAATGTTCCTTAAGCACTACCGCTCTCTGCAATTCATTTTTACATTTCATTACTACACTATGGACATATAGCTCATAAATCTCCTCATAAATTCTGTGCTCAATCGGTTTTATGTACCGACCCAATGAAACAGCGGCCCTAGGTCCACGTGGTGAAATGACCCTAGGAACAACAATTTTCTTACTTACATCATTTTTCTCATATTTCAAGAATACCTTAACATTGAAATCCTTCCTTCTTAAAGAAAGTAGATCTAAACTATCGCACGCTTTCAAGTACAACTGCTGCTTTGGAGCCTGGAATGATAGGGCATAAGCCCTATGCGTCAACGGGTTGCAAAACGGAGCAGTTCGCTTAAAATGCCGAACAATGTAATCCAATGTTTTGGTAAAATGATCAGTAATTGGTAAGGGAGGTCTTTTCATGCCATCACAAGTCTCGTCCTTGACAAGCAAAACTCTCTCTACAATTGCTGTATACGCTGCATCTATGGTATTGTTGAAGGTTCGAATGTTGATAGGTGGAGCAACACCAGTCAAACAATAGGTCTTTCGAACCTTCGGGTGGGTATCCCTATGTATTACTACCCTTAGCTTGCACTCGGGGAATATCCGTCTAAAATCATCGTAGTTGACACGAGAAGGAAGACAGTCAAGTGCGGGTAGTATGCAAGGGCCCCCTCAACCCTCAGAGGGCTGCCATTCAGACAGCCTCTGAGGGAGGAAGGAAAAGAAGGAGGTCCACCAGTTGGTATAATATCTACCACTGTGCAACTCTCTCATCTCTCTAGCGTAACGTGAGTTACCTATGTCCCTAGCAAGACGTTCAGCCCGTGATGGGATGAAACACATCTCTACACACAAATTTAACATTTTGGCTATATGGGTAGGTCGCATCCCAGCAAGGACCATTTCATCATAGAGGAACTTCCTACAAACAAGGTAATTGGCCTTACTATAGGTGTCTAAATGAAATTTAGCTTTTGCTCGTGCAACTAAAATCGCAGACAACCCTAGTTGTCTATGTCGCGACAAGGCTGGTACCTTGGACAACGCTCTTGTGGCATCAGGTCCATTGTACAGGATTTCCTCATCTCGAGATGCTGGCAACTCTCCCCAGTTGCCCGTCGCATCCGATTCTACTCCATTTCGCTTGACTAGAGCTTGACTGCTCGATACTGGGTGTGTATAAGCACCACCCCCTGAGGTCATCAATAACTCATCGTCATTCAAAACAACATCAACCACCACTGCAATGGTAGCTTGTTGCTGTTCTGACAAAATTTTTCTTTCAAACAAATTGATAAAACGTCGGTAAAAAGATTGATAGGTAGGCCCCCTGGCCTCGGCTATCATCTGGTCAGTAATCGGAACTGCAGTTACTATGGATGCAACTGCTGTAATTATAATGGCTTCTAATATCGGCATAATTTGTTTTAGAGGTGAATGACTTCGACTTATGAATTATCCACCTTAGAAGCAAGCCGAACAAGTTCGGCAATCCAGCGCTCTCGGGCAGAAAGACCCAGTTGAGGACTCTTCAATACCTTTTCAGTCTT